CACCTGAAAGGGTCAAAGCCCCAGTCATTGTTCCACCTGCGAGGGCAAGCTTCTTATCAAGCTCTACTTTTGTTTTTTGACCCAATTGGGTAAGCAAACTAGACATAATATATATACTTTCTGTTGTGGGTTAGTTGTGTTAATAAATGTATTAGCGGAGCTTATATCTGTCAAGATACCTCGGTGATTAAAATAGCTCCAGCCTCAGTAGTTAAGCTGTCTCCGTCTTCTGCAAGTATATGAGTAGCAGTAGGTACCGCACCTCCAAGCTCTACAATTTTCCACTCAGTTCCATCGTCAACAGCTATACAAGGACCACCACTACCATCTCCATCACTGACATATATGATACGTCCTGATGTACCTGCTTCTGGTAAACTGTCAGCTAAGTATGATCCAATTTGTAGAGATTGTGATATATTTACCGATCCACTAATCAAACCTCCAGTCTTATCAAACTTGTTATCAAGCTTGGCTTTAATCTTCTGACCGAGTTGTGTAAGTAGACTGCTCATCCCTTGGTGTTATAACTGTAATTACGGAGCGGTCAAGGCATCAAGGAAGTCTTGGTAATCACCTACCTCCTCTTCACGAGCATCTAAGAAGTACGGCAAAGAGTTCCAAGCAGTCGTTCCATCTCCAATTTTAATCCTGTTCCTAGCTGAGTCCAATTCGATTCCCAGCTCTCCTTCAAGTAATATTGGGTTCTCAGTCGTCCACTCGCTAGAAGTTCCTCTACGTAATTGTATGCGTTTTGTAAAACTAGGCATCAGGTGATCCTCCGTCAAAAGTATCTATATCTGCTTCCACTACTGCTCCTCCACCGTCTATAGTAACAAAGAATGGATCACTCTCAAGAGTAGTTACTTTACCTTCCAACTCTACTGCTTTCTCTTCATTCTCTTTTACTTGAGCAGCAGATGCAGCAGCAACCGTTCGTTGTTGAAACGATAAAGGATGAGGACGAGCTATAGGACGTCTAGGCATTGGTTAACACTTCCAACGACGAAGAGCTAAAGCTTTACGAGTAGGACGACCTTTACTGTCTTTCATCGGTCCCTTGACACCAGACATACGAGCACAGAAGGAACGTTTACGTGGACCACCTCCGGGCTGTGGGGCTTTCAACTTAGAACCAGTAGCTCTATTGTACTTCCGTCTACCTTTAGCAGTGAGTCCGCCTTTCTTGCTTTTCTCACCTCTGCCTATGGACAACGATACGCTCACTTCTTCTTAGGGAACCCACGCTTCATATTAGCGTAAGCTTTTGGCGTAATAGTAGACTTCTTCTTGCTACGGCTAATCCCCAGCTTCTTTCTTCTGTTAATGTTTGCGTATAATCCTTTTGGCATATCTACCTCTTCATTAGCAGCTCCATCATACGATCAAGCTTAGTGTTTATCTCTTTAATATTTGTTTCAAGACCACCCATACGGTTCTCAACAGCCGTGTCTCGTTCCCTTTGTGCAGCCAGTTCTACCTCTATCTTAGTCAAACGTTTCTCATCACTCTCCAACCGATCTGTCAGCTTTTTAATCATCCAACCAATAACACCTAATATAATAGCAAGGGCAGAGTCGAGAAAGTGGGAGATGGATTCGGTCATTTTATTAATTTACTTGCACCCAATCAGAGTTACTATCAAAAGCTTTAGATATATAAATATTACTTGTTGCTGAATCTATATAAATCTGACCTCTATTAGCAGCTGTTGTGATTGCGGTTCCAGTTCCAGTACCTACTCCTGTTGCCGTAAATACCGTACCTAAATTGTTATCCGCAGACCCTATTGTTGTAAAATCAGTAGTGCCTACGCTTAAAATGTGATACCTCAATCCCACAATGAAACTTCCAGCTGTTGTAGCTACAGTAGGATTACCGCTTTCGTAATATAATTGTTGTCGCTCAATGCTACTTCCCCGATTAACAATGTTATCGTGTATAAAGGTAGTCTCGTCGCTTAAAGAACCTGAAGTATTATCCACAAGCATATTATCAATTATACGACACCTCGTAGTTCCTGATGTAATGTTTTCAAAAAGACCCCATCTAGCGTTATCAGTCGAAATATTATTTTTAACCAATAAGCTGTCATTAGTGCTAGCAGATAAATAGATACCATCTTGCGGGAAATTTTTAACGAAATTAGAAAGTATTAATCCACCTGAATTTGCGTCACTAAAACTAATGCCGTTACCGTACTGACTACTGGCGTATGTACCCGCTCCTTTTGCGTAATTGTCAGAAATAGAAATATTACCACAATCTCCTATCCAAATTCCTGTATTGAAGTCAATGATACGGTTATTGTTTATTTTAAAACCTTCTCCGAAGTATTGTTTATCGTCACCAAGGGCTTTGATTCCTACTCTAATAGCGGTATCGGAAACGTCGTAACATTCAACGATATTATTAGAAACGGATACGCCTGTCATTGAATCAGTCGCACTAAATCCTTGAGTGCTTTTAAACGCCGCCCAACCTGAACCACTAATAAAAATACCTACAGATTGAGATTTAACTACATTTCCATCGCAAGTAGTCTCAGATGTGCTTTCGTCTAATTGAATCCCTATAGGATTACTTCCTGCTAAATTACCAGAACTGTCTAGTGTGTTCCCTGTTATTGTGTTGTTTTTCCCCCTAACCTTAAGACACGCATTTGAAACATTTTTAACAACATTATTAGCTATTACTTGAAAGCTTCCGGAAGCGATATAAATACCGTGTTCTGTCATATTTTCTACGTAGTTTGACTCGTAGATGTTATGAGAAACATTTTCAAAGAAGTTGGTAGAACTTGCTGTACCCGTACCGTCATCGTTTAAAAAACATGAAACTCCAACAGTTAGGTTCTTAAATTTATTATTTAGTATCTTGTTGTATCGCCCTCCTCCAATGCGTACTCCCATTCGTCCTCTGTCGCCAATGCTTAAAGTTTGGGTAGCGTTTTCAAAGGTACAATTCTGTACGATATTATTATCTGCTAAATAGAAAGAAGCACCACCGTCCCATCCCATGTAAATACCGAAATGATCTAACTCGTAGAACCCACAATTGATGATTTTATTGTTATCCTTTTTTATTTCGACACAAGATTTATTGCTATAAGCCGCATCTCCACCAGAGAAGTTTGTTGCTTCTCCGTAAAAGTCTATACCTTCAACCGTAACATCTGAATCAATAGAAAATAAAAAGTGAGCGTTTGATGTGTGATGCTTAATAGATACATTATCACCTTTAACGATTATATTATTTAAATCTATTTCAGCGTTTATTTTATAAGTACCTGACGGAAAATATAACACACCTCCCGCAGCATTTGTCACGGCTGATGTTATATCATCTTTAGCGTTATAAGTTGTAGTGCCGTCCGCAATAGCTGTGTGTTCACTAGACGGTATATAGTCCAACACGTTCACAACCTCAGCAAACCGATCAGCAAGACTCCTAGCCGTCGTTGATCCTGTAGCTATGGGTGAGTTTAAATCGTTAGTCCAGTTAGCTAGAGACTTAGTAATACTAGTACCTAACGCTGTGACATCGTACCCACCTAGCGATACAATAGCAGGACTACCGCCAAGAGCTATAGCTGCATCTACTGTTTGATCGGTGTACGCTTTATTAGCAGCGTCAGTAGCATCTGTAGGAGTACCAAGGTTTATTATCTTGTTACCTTCAGCGTCGTAGTTTGGCAGTCCTTTCTTTGTAAGTTGTTCTCCTCCTTGACCTTCTGACGCTTCCTGAGATACGAATAGGTTATGTTTGTACGACTCGTCAAGTTCGCTCTCTGTAAGCACAGAACCATTAACAAAGTCTACAAGCGGGGAGAAATCACCACGACTATCACGATATATCTTAATGGCAGAACCTGCAACAGGAGCCGTGTTAAAACGAATCTTAGTGGGAGTAGGTGATGTTACGATAGTGTAGTTAGTAACTAAAGTACCGTTTACCTTGACCTTGACATGTTCGTCTCTGAGGTATTCAAAAGAAAAGTTGTAGTCAGTCTGAGAGGCGACCGCTGGGTAATCTACGTAGGTGTTAGCCATGATGTTAAGTGTATATTATTAATTATTGAGTGAGAAGAGCAAGTCCTTAGTCATTAACTCTTTGCATTTGAGGGTTGCTTTCTAGTAAATCTAATAAGTCTATATCTAATAACTCGCCTCTACCCGGTATAACCCTAAGAGCTTCAACTGGAGATATAGGTCGCTGTTCAAGGAATTGTAATTGTTTTTCACGGTTAACAGCGTCTAGGAGGTTCTCATCATCTTTGTTTACAAATGTTTCTAATAACTGATCATCGCCTAGTATCTCTTGTTTTACATCCCTGTAGTAATCATTAATTAACTTACTCAATCTATTTAATCCTTTGTTGGTGTACGCTAATGTATTCTCGTCGTATTCTTGGGTTGTATAATCTTCATCCCAGTTGGGGTCTTCTCTTATTAAATATAACACAGCTTCCTTGATAGTCATACCTGTGTCTTTGTCTATGTAGTTTTTTAATCTATCAGCAAATACAGTTTTCAAGTGAAGGCCGTCGTCGTTTCTCCAATCAACCATAGTAACATTAGAAGTAATTGTAGCGGGTAAGTTATTGGGCAATTGTTTAGTAAGACCGTCACTCGCTATTACAGCCCGCAAGTCTGCTGGTATATCTTCTGTAACTACAGTAGGGGGCTTAGGTAACATACGAGTGATAGCACTTCCCCATGTAGATTGAGACGTTTCAAAATCACCAAAGATATTAGATTTAAAGTTATTAGGTCCCGTGCCAATCCAGTTCCACATAAGTCTTTCTTGGAAAGTGCCTCCTCTTAAATCAACAGCTTTCTCACCTGCCCATATCCTTTGAATTATTTTCCTAGCTTGGGCTGGCATCATACCCGCACTTGCAGCTTGTTTAGCAAGGACATCGATTAATTGGTCTCCTTTCGCTGTAGTTAATTCTTCGACTGCTTTAATACCAGATGTAAGTGGCTGCTCCTTCAAAATAGATAACATGGAACTTTTAGCCACGGTAATCAAATCTTGATCCTCCGTTAAAATCTGTTGACCCGTCGCTGATTGAGTAGCTTTTAACACGCCCCACTGAGCTAAGTCTGCATAGAAAGCAAGTGTTCCTGCTGGACCAGCCCAACTACTGTAATCAACACCGCTACCTTCCTCTTCTTCGCCGCCTCCAATTCGGAACGGTTTCATGCCTTGTTTGTTTCTTTGGTCTGGATTCATCCAAGTTAACGAACCTGTAGCCTCACCCTCCATTACTTTACTAACTACGACGGCTGTAATAGCGATGCCTAAAAATGTATCAGCTAACAATTCTTGGTTATAAACGTGTCGTCTTTCTTTGATAACATTCGACTCGCTTATTTTATCGTTCATTAGTTGTAACGTCTTAGCTCTTGTATCTTCATCTAAAACTTTAGAGTTTAATGCGTCTCTGTGGGCTTGTATGTCTTTTTGTATAACCTCAAGTTTTTTAGTATACGGATTAAATAATGCCATACGTGCTGGTATAAAAGGTAAACCCGGTCCTAGTTTAGTCATTCTATAAGCACCTCTAGTAGTCATAGATACAAAAGGAATGAAAAACTTAAAAGCAAATGTAAATGGATTAGTGTAATTGTTTGACCATTTATTTAGACCGGAAGCTATAATATCAACATGTCTAGTATATGTGGTTCCTAAATCGTCTTTTTCTGCTGCAAAATAAAAAACATCATTTGCTTGTCTTACTTCTTCATTTAGTTTTGCTATCTCATTGAGTACCGGTATCCCACCATCTTGAGTCCAAAATGAATCATAAAGCTTCTTAGCGTGTTCATCGACTTCTGATTGTTTTATTTTACCGTTCTTTAAATCTAAATGTGCAGCTTTTAAAGCTGAGTTCATCAGGCGATACTGCACATAAGGTCTTCTCAACAACTCATCCATTGCCCCTATACCCCGAACTCCCATTGAAGCCCCACGAACTGTTAGATGACCCAACTGCATTAAGTTACCTTTGATTACGGTCTTTAACATTTCATCTATTGCAGCGTCAGCTCTAGCTTGTGTTTGTGCTTTTATTTTAGCTTTCTGCACTATAGATGGAACATTACCTGTGCCTTGGGTTTTAATAAAGTCGTCACCTATCCTACCTCTGTTTGCATCAGTTGCACTAATACCTTCTGTAAAAGTACGCTTAACAGCTTTACCTAAAGTATTTAGTTCGCTTAGGAATTTTATACCTGTAACAAAATCAATCGTCATTAGCTCATACCCAGTTTTTAAACTTCTATATCTAAAACTATTATATAAAAGATTAGAAAAAGGTTTTAATAACAAAAGCTTAGCCCACTCAATAATACCTCCGGGAATACCCGCTAACACTGAAGGTAGTTGATCTAACAATAACATACGCCTAGCTTCTAGCATAGCATTTCCAACTCTACCTATTTTACTGAGTTTACTGTTTTGGTTATTAGACATAAACCACTCAACATAAAAATCAAATATCTTTAAGTCCCTTTCTTCTTTTATTTGCTTAGCTCTAGCTTTATCTAAGTCCGCAACAGCTTTTCTTATGTACGCTTTAATAGCGGCCCGCTCTGCCATCTTCTTTTGTAAGGCTGTTATTTTAATAGGACCTTTAGGTGGTGGTGTAACAGCTGCTCTCATTTCACCTACAACTGCACGACCCGCTACATCAGATAACCTAGCTATATCCTTTTCGATTTGTAATAACTTCCTAGTCTGAGTTATAGCATCTTTATAAAATTTAATCCGAGCCTCTTTATCTTTAATGGCTTCGGTTTTTTTAGGGTCCTTCTTCTTTTTCTTAGATACTTGCTCTTCAATATTCTCAAATTGTAAATATAATTCTCGCTGATCTTCTAGTTCCTTTTCTAGTCTATTCAGTTCAGCTTCTTGTTGTTTAAGTAATCGCCTAGCTTGCTCCTCTGGGTCTAAATCTTTACGTGCTTTATCTATTTCTTTAACACGATTACGAGCGTTTCTTTTAAGAAAAGCTATATCTTTATTAAGTTTTTCTAAATATCCTTCAGGCTTCTTGGGACCAGTGGGTTTAGGTGTTACAGCTTCTCGTTGTTCTCCTAGAGGTGCGGTCTGTAAACGTATCCACTCATCTCGTTCAGCCTCTTTCTTTTTTATCTGTATGACCTCATCACGAGCTTGTTTGTAATATCTAATACGATCCTCGTAATCTTTTATCTTAGGGTGTTTTGGCTTTGTAGGTTTGCCTTCAGCATCTAACTCAACATCGTCTCCGAACTGTGCTCTTAATTCATCAAGTCTTTGTTGCAGTATATTTATTTTGTTATTTAACTGCTTCTCCGCTTTAGCTGCTTGGAAGTCTGGATCAAGTTCAAGTGCTGCTTTATCTATCTCGTTAACACGATCCTTAATCATTTGCCTAAGCATCGCATTCTTTTTCTTTTGTTTAGCAGCAGTTGATTCTGGTCTTTGAGGTCCTGTTGGTTTAGGTGTTATCTCCGCTCTCTGCTCACCTAACGGTGCAGTCTGTAAATCAGCTAACCTCGCTTCTTCAGCTAATCCTTTTTCTAATTCAATAGCATCTCGTTCAGCTAATTCGTAAAATTTTACCTGCTCTTCAAGTTCATTAATCTCAGCATCGTATACAGTGTTGTCCTGTGATTGACCTCTAGCTTCGTCTAAGTTTCCAAACCTATTCCTTAAAGTATTTAATCTATTCGTAAGTCTATCTTTCTTCTTACGTATTGCTTTTAATATCTTATCAGGGGCATCGTTATCTGCATCAAACTTCTCAGCTTCGTCTCTTTTCTTTTGGTACGCCTTACGTCTTTGTGCTGCTCTACCTTTATTGCTTGGTCTTATTTCTAGGTAACCTTGGAATAGATCGTTAAATATATCATCATCCATAGGACCCTCTAGTTGTTGTACTAAGGCATCCTCTAACATAGACAGACGCTGACGCTCCTTTATAGAAGTCTCACTCAACTCCGCTTCGTATTTGTAAGTATCAGCTTTCCTACTCTTAGCTTGTCCGGCTCTACCCCACTCAGTATCTAAAGGATGTTTAAGTTCATTTAATCCCTGCAAGAAACGCACTTCATTCAATGCTTCTTGTACTGTATCTAAATCTACATCAGCGTCTCCTTTAACAAATAAATCAGATAGCTTCTCTATCTTTTGTTGAAGCAACCCGGTAGTCTTCACATTTAAAGCATTTATAGCTTTCTCTAACAAAGGTCTCTTTAGTGTCTCCCCTGCTCCAAGTGTTTGGTATTGCTGCGTTAATTGATCTAATAAATCCTCCCGCTCATCATCAACGTGACGCTGTCTTTTAGGTGCTTCCTCAAGTACTACTTCTTTCTCTTCGGGTACTTCTTTTGCTGGGGGTTGTGCAACTTCTTCAGCTTCTACTGTTGGTTCTTCAGCCGCAAGCGTAGGTTCTTCAGCGATAGGTTCTTCTACTATACCAGCTTCAGGCTCTGTTTCCTTTTTTAAATCCTCAAGTACTTCTTTGATTTCCTCATCCGCCTTTTGAATCTCAGGCTCAATGTCAACTACTTGCGGTTCTCCTTCTTCTATTTCAGTCTGTACTGTATCAGCATCTTGAGCCTTCTTAGCTATTTCTTTATTTATCTCTATAGCTTGATTATTCTTTTCAATCTCAGCTTCTAGCTCTGCAATCTTTTTATCTTGCTGTGCACTTACACGTTTCGACCCAGCTTTAAACTTTTCAAGTTCTGCTATCTTTTTCTGTAGACGAGTGTTTTCTGTTTCTAATTTATTTACGGAACTATCAACTATATCTTTTAATTCAGCCCTCCCCCATCTTGAACCTTTTAATGCATTAGCTATAGAGTTTAAACCTACATTAGCTGTTCCCCCAAAAACTCCAGAAAACAAATAATCCCATTCATCCCTTTCTTTGTCGTTTATCCTAGCTTCTATTTCTTGCCTTAGTGCGGACTCAGCGACACCAATAACAGCTCCACTAACAAAAGTTTTAGTACCGTTAACTAATACCTGACCGCCCTTCCAGCTTGCATTGGAGGCTACATTTAAACGTAACAATCCTTCAGCACCTTTAGTAACGAAACCCATACCGAACACACCAGAGGATACTAACTCCGCTCCTGATATATCACCGAAGTCAACCTTGCCGTCTCCATTGACATCGCCCATCGATCTTTGTCCGAAGTAATTAGCTAATGCCCATATACCAAACTCGGACAAAGCAAATGTAGTAAGACCAACTGCTGTACTTACAGGCTCGACAGCTTGCGGACCCGCAAAACCAGCTAAAGAAGCGGCTCTTGTTGTTTGCAAACCCGCCTTGATATAAGGCAACGAGCGGCTCAGTATATGCTGCATCGTCATGCCGGTGCCTATTTCGACACCAGTACGTTTAGCTACGTCTAATATTGTGTTACTAACAGACTCTTGCTTTGATAACTCTGCTTCAAGTAATCTTTTAGATTCAACTATCTCAGGGTCTAGTTCAGCTTGAGGTTCCGGTGCTGTATAAACGGTTGTGGGTATTGGTTCTGTTGGAACAACATCATCATCTAACGAGAACCCGTTATCCTTCAACCAATCGTCGTAGGCTTTTTCGCTCATCTATCTGCGGGGTTCGTTCAGTAACTGTTGCTGGCTTGTTTTAAAATCATTTAGAGTTTGTATATCAAACACCTTAAAGTCTCTCATTTCTTTCCAAGTGTCCTCTTCGTTTGCATTTAAGTCAGTTGGTGCTCCTTGTTTTAATAACTCCATTTCTCCATGAATCTTAGCAATAACAGGTGCCCATCTTCTTAATATAGAATCTAGCTCGCCAGTACTTCTAACTAACCTAACTGATCTAAAGTCTACTCCAGCCTTACTCAGATACTTAGCATATTTTTTATCGTATGATGGAATACCGTGCTGTACCAATAAGCCCTTTAATACGTCTTTATGTCTGCGGCTTGGGTCTTCTTTTACGGCAAATGCTTTATCTTGATCTGCGTATACCAAGCCTAAATCTAATTCTTCTGTAACTAATGATTTATATTCTATCGGATCAGGGAACCAAGACTCTGCTTCCTCTTTTTCCTTTTTTACTATAGCTCTGAAGTCGGTCATGCTCGGTTGCCTAAATGCACCTAATTTATTAGCGGTTGCTTCAGCTAGTTCTTTAAATAAATCAACGTCTTTCTGTACCTCTGTTTGTATAAAAGTATCTACTTTTGTTTTAAGCTCCGGGTCATCAGGATTCTCTAAAAACAAATCCCTAGCGTAATCAAGTGCTTTAGTTTGTATTATCTGTCTAGATTGATCTTTGTAACTACTTAAAAACGCATTACCTAATATATCTTTGTATGTTTTTTTATCTTTCTCTATGGTTTCAGCAGCTGGTATTAAAGCGTTTTCTAATGTTTTATCTAATCCTGTGTATGATGTATAGTTTCTTATAACACTACCAGCGTTCAACTCTTCGCTAAGTTTTCTTAATCCAGCATAACCTTTAAATTCAGGTTTATCTTTCAAGAAATCAGCATCAGTAAAATCACCCTTTAAGGGATCATGTTGAGCAAATGCAGTTCTAAATTCAGCCTCTAATCCTTCTCTTACCTCCCTCAAATCAACACGTGCGGATGCGGGTAATATTCCTTCAGTGTTCTTTAATGTTGTTAATATACTAGGAGTAGTTCTTTGAAGCATCCTTAACCCGTCATCTGGGTTCTTTCTCGCTAGGTTATTCATAGCAAACAACAAAGCCCTACTAGGATTCGCCCCTTCTTGCCCAAACAACTCTTCATTAATGATTCGGTCTAACTCTGCGTCGGGCGTACTTTGTGGGTCGGGTGCTAAATATCTTAACGCATCTCTTAGGTTTTGATAATCTGCTTCATCTAAATCTGCTACTGAATTTTTACCAGACATCGTAAGAAAAGCCAGTCTACCTGCTCCCTTGAACTCAGCATCCATTGTCTCTGTATCTTTAGATGCTATGTTAAATAAAGATTCATTAATTGATCTTCTTATTTCCGTGAGTTTAGAAAAAGCTGCTGTACTCTGGAATATATTCTGACCATTTATTTTAACTAACTCAATTCCGTCTAGTAATCTAGCTGCGTCTGTATATCTTTTATCAGCTCTTAACCTTCTAGCTTGTTGATCTATTGCTTGAAGTAATAAATCCGTTCTTTGTGGTTTAGTATATTGAGGTAAGTCTGAAGCTATTTGATCGTCAAAACTTTCTACTAATGCTTGCAGTCGCTGACCCCCCATAACACCCTCGTTAAAAGCGTTATTAAAAGAAATAGTTATCTCATTAATTTTCTCTGACGCTATTAACTGATCTACAGCTTGTTCGTGTTTTAATGCTAAACTGTTTTTGTACGGCGTAGTCACCACGCTCCATAATGCTTTAGCGGCCGTAGTGTTAGCTATATCTTCACCAACAGCACTCACTAAACTATCCCACTCACCTCGTATAGCTTCGTCTACACCTTGGTTAAAAGTATTCCTGTCTCCATATTTCTCGACATTCATTAAGTCGGCTTCTTTAGCTTTAAGACTAGGCAGCATAGTACTGTTGATGTGTCGTTTAAGCAACGCATCTCTGTATGCTCTATCTCTGTTGGTTGTAGCTAATATACTAAAACCGTCTACATCCTTCTGTTTCTTTAACTCAGCTATAACATTTTGTTCTTCTACTAACTGAGCTTGCTCAATACCGATCTGCTCTTGTTGCTTCTGTAAACCACCGTACTGCTGTAATAACGGATTAACTTGACCCAACGCATCAGCCAAGTCCATCAACTTATTCCGACCTGCTCGTTGAACTTGCACGGCGTACTGACCGCCCCGTTGAATAGTCGGCTGAATGCCGGGAACTGCGTCTCCCAACCCTTGTACTTGTACTCGTTCTTTAGCCATTATACTGTATCTGTAGATTTAGTTGGAAGTCTGCTTCCTATATCAAGTCCTGTACGCATGCCGCTAAGACCTCCACTAAGTGCACCTAATCCAGCTGTAAGAAAGCTAGGCTTACTAATAGGTTGGTTAATACCTATCTGGCGTTGTTGCGTAGCGAACCCAGCTTGTTCAAGACCTAAGCCTGTAGATATACCACCAAGTTCTTGTTGTCGTAATAACGCACTGCGATACCCAGCTTCTTGTCTCATATAGTCGTCCATCAACGCTTGTACAGACGCACCCGCTACTCCAGCTTCTCCAGCAGATACTCTAGCTCTAGCAAGTGCAGCTTGTGACTTACGACTTACTTGTTCAAGTTCCCGTCCGACTGCCTCTTGCTCCTGTGCTTGACGCATACGAAGAGAAGTTTGTTCTTGGAGGAAGCGTTGACGTTCAGCTTGTGCTGCTTGTGCTTGGTATCTTGCTTGTGCTCTAGCTTGTTGACGCTGTCCAACGAACGATAGTCCTGCTGACAATGCTCCTATCCCTGCGGATACTGCTGCTAATGGTACACACATATCATTACTTCCTCTCTAATATAAATGACAGATAGCCGTCCAAGTGACAATCGTTAAACTCAGCTCCCAACCACTTCAACCACCTATAACTCAACGTGTTACTCTTCATAACAAAGTTAGTCAGATAATCAAAGCCGTCTAATAAGTCCATCATTCGTTCCTTGGAGTGCTTCAAAAAGAACTTCTTTATCTTTGGTAACCGTCGTGTACCTAATAACCAAGCACTGCCGATATTAGTACCTTCGATAGGAGCCACACCAAATGAGCAGTACAGATAGTTGTGATCATCTTTCACGCTGTAGCACTTTGTACTACAAGCGTAAGACATATACACAGCGTCTCGTGGGTGGTTCATAAGTCCAAGGATCTCTAACATATCTTCTTCCCGCAGGTCTTCGTACAGATCAACTGCATCCATATCACCTTGTGCTTCATCTATCCTAAGCTCCATAACGTCTGCTTCTCGGTATCATCATAGATTCAAACTCTGCGGCTAATAACTTAACTGGCAATGCAGAACTGCTCTTTACTTCGATGGTTGCTTCTTCTGGTTGTGCTTGTACAGAGAATCTAAAGTGACCACTCTGCGGGGTAAAACTGTTAAGTGTTAAGTCAGCTCCAAGGATGTCAGGATTGTATACGTAGGTATACTTATCTCTGAACTTCGGTGTTACTTCTACAACAAAGTGTCCGGTATCTGCATAGTTCAAGCTACCACTACGAATCGTTTGGAAGGTGTAATCAGATGCACTACGTCCTCCTCTTTCTGTTGGTTGCTTCAGTGTCTGATCGGAGAACCTGTACAACATATTGTACGGGATACCAGCAAAGAATGGAACGGATGTTATATCACCACTCACTGTACCCTCTGTAGCTGATGTCCTAGTAAATGCGTACTTGTGTCCAGCTTTACTGTATATCTCGACACCTGTAGGATCGTAAGGAAACCCACTGATTGTAGTAACACCTCCACTGAAGCTAGTAGTTAACGCACTACCATCTATACGACTATCCAATAATATAGAGTAAGTAAGTCCAGTATCTTGTAGATCATTCTCCATAGGCAGTACCTCTAAGAATGTATCTGTGGTATCTTTTGTTATAACATACAGATCGGACTCTATGAAGCCCATGCTTACAATCTCCCTACCAAATGTAAACTTCTGCCAAGCACTTTGTACCTTCTCCTTATTCTGCCAAAAGAACTTGTACACAAACATCTCAGTACGATTACCGTTTACCAAGCACAACAAATTCTCAGTTGCTGATCCTGTCATCAATTCGATACGAGATGGTACATAAGTAGGTACTTGTGCCGTGATCTCAGCAGCGTCAAAGATATTAGTATCGTTATCTACGTAGTATTCTGTAACACCTTCGTAGTTATTTCTACGGAAATTAAAGTATACATAGTTGTTAAGCACCAAAGGTTTGATAGTATCTGATGAGTCGTACTCTGTAGCTGGTGTAATACTTACCGTCTTGGGTGTTAACAAATCTGTACCACGCAGTACGAACTGTGTACTGTTAGAAAAGATAAGTAGCTTCTCTTGGAATGGTACAGCGTGTTGTAAGATAGCCACCTTTGTGTGTGAAACTCCAACATCGATAGAAGCAGAGTCCAACAACGATAACACAGTGGTCCTCCAAAAGTTAAAGTACTCATCTGCTTCAGAGAATACAATGCTGCTATCGGTTAGGAAACCTAATCTGTTCTTAAAGAAGAAGATGTCGTTTACTTTACTACCAACAAATGTGGGAGCAGGATTCGTGTCGTCATCTCCCGCTAATCTATTTCCCCAAGTTGCTGTGTCTAATGTCCAAGTATTAAAAGTAGTGTCATCAGGTTTAAGTTGTAACGGCATGGTGGTAGCGTTGATAGTAGTCTTTATACCGTATCCTACATCTTCTATCCAACTACCTCCCCCGAACGCTTCTTCGTCGTGTACTTCAAATTTTACATAGTAATCATCTTGCACAAGTTCTGCATCACCACGCACTTTAACACGGAATCCGTGGTATGATTTAGATGGTAAATCTGTAATGTTACCTACTTCTTTGTAAACTAAACCCAGTCCTTGGTCGGCTAATCCATCCTTAGCTCCTATTTGAAAATCAGATGTACCTGTGATCTTGATGCAAGCATTCTGTACTTCCACTGTTTGAGATACACCCGTAGCTGCTATTGTAGCGGTAGCTGTTGCTGATCCTGTACTAAATGAAATAGTAGGTGCTGATGTATATTTTCTACCCCCGTGGGTGACAACAACTTCTGTAACTACGCCTCCCGATAACAAAGCATATCCTTCAGCGTTATCAGTGCCTGTAGCGGGGTTACTAAATGTAACATCAGGTGGTGTGGTGTATCCGCTTCCTCCGTTTGTTATTGTAACAGAAGTTACTTGTCCGCCTGTCCCTAAAGTCTGTGCGAGTTGTCCAGCTATGTATTCAGTATCCGCATCTCTTCCTGTACCTTCTGAGTTACCTGTGGAATCCGCAGATGAGTTCTGACCGTCTCCACTCTCATAGATAAACTTTTGACCGTCTATCTCTACGCTGTATTCTTTACTGTAATCCCCCAACTTAACAAATACTAAAGCTTCGTAGGGAAGTGTGGAACTAAGAGAAGCACCTAACGATACTGTCTGTTGTTTATTTGCTATGAACGTATAGTCAGCTACAGTTAATGCTTTAACATCAGTACGAGGAGTTGTTATACCATTTAAGTAAGTCTGTGCATTAGCTGAGATAGTAACTGTCTTTTCTGTACCGTCACTCAGATCAAATAAAGATACATCGTTGTTCTGTATAACAGCAGCAAACTGATTGTCGTCATCTCTATTGATGTACTGTACATAAGCATCGTCACTAATAGCAGAAGTAAATAACTTACTAATGTGTCGTGTATTAGGTCTTTTTACCAACCCCTCAACAACAGTAGCCCAAGCATTTACTTGCTCATCACACTGACCGGGATACCTGAGATTGTCAGGCTGTTGTGATACTCCCTGTGCGAGATTCGGTACACTGTTTACTAACAGAGGCATCTCTTATCTGTCTAATACTCTAAGTACGCTGTAGTGGTCAAAGATAGTTCTGTCAGCATTCTCAGAGTCACTATCGATAGCTCTAGCTTTAGCTTCTATCTCATCTCTCAAAGCAAACCCTTCGATCTCTCTGCTTCCTAAGAATCGATTAGCAAAGATACGAGCTGCTTTAACTGTGATGTAGTGACGGAACTGCTCAGGCATATCTGTGAATGCTAACTCAAAAGTAATAGAGGCTTTCACCTCTTTGGTCCATACATCCGTGTGATTCTTTCTGTCGTATAACAAAAGTCCACGTTGCACTGGATCACTGTCTGTATAAATTTGTGGGTCTAAGTCTACCTTTAGCGTGTTGCTTGGTAAGTTAATCTTAGACGTGGAAGCATCAGGAGTAAGTACGTACTCGTGCTCCGTATTAAAGTGCCAACCCTCTGACTGTATAGCTTTACTGGTTTCGTCGAGGACTGCTTCTGCTTGAACGACTGTAACAGGAACTGCTGTACCTCCAAGTGTATTAACCGGAGCTTCCCCGATAACACTAATCATTGTATTTACTGCATTTAGTTTAGTCGTCAGAGCCATGATGTTCTATAAAGTATATAATCAGTGGAGGGGAGCGGAACGAATCACAGACCTCCCCAACACCGAGAGAAGAGCGTTACGCAATCAGTTCGATAGCACACTCAGGACGGAGAACTCCGTGACCCATAGCGTACTTAGCGACAAACAACGTACCTTGACGCTCGATCTGATACTCCGATTCGGTAGCAAGATCAAGCAACTTAACGGTTCCTACAGCAGCAGCGTGAGAAACAATACCTTTAGTGGTGGCGAAGTTTCCGTTGTATCCTACTCCGTTACCGCCAAACACATCGTTGTTAGACTCACCGTCGCCAGTAGAAGTACCGCTGAGGTCAGTTGATGGGATGTGGTTTGACTTGAAGATGCTGATACCAGCGATCTGTGGAATGTTACCAGCAGCAAGACTTCCGGCTCCTCCGATATCTTTATTGATAGCAGAAGTAAGAGAGAAGCTGTTGGAATCGTCAGCACCAGTGATAAGCTTGTAGTACTCAGCAGGACGCAATACACAGAAACGACCGTCACTAGGAACATCGTGTTCGTCCATGCGTTGAGCAGCACTAAACAAAGCAGCTACCAACTCAGCACCAGTAGGATCACCAGCGTCAGAATTAGCATCTCCGAAGTTAACGAAGGTGTTAGCACTGATGTCGAGGATGCTTCCGCCTTTACCAACTTGAGTTAAGTTAGCTCCGGTACGAGCAGCAGCGATGAATACTTTAGCAAGAGCAGTGTCGAAACGAACAGCAAGTGCTTTACCCAACTCGTTAGCGTATACTGAACGAATGTCGTAGTGATTCTTTACATCGTCGATGTTAGCCAAGAAAGTGGAAGCAACAAGCATCTTATCGATGGTTATGATCTTCTCAGTTTTCTTGATGTCACTAAGGTAGCTGTTACCTCCGTCTGCGATGTTTTCACCAGGAGTGTGGTAAGAAGCAGAAGCGATACCTGTTACAGGGAACTGTGCTGATTTACCAGACTCGATGGTTCTGATGGTGTGTAGTGGTTTAAAGATATTGGACTCTTCAAAGGTCTGCAAAATCTCTCCAGAAAACTTCTTGAGAAACAAAGCATCGTTATCAGAACCGCCTTCAATAAGACCTACACGACTGGGGGATGTATTTCCGTTAGCCATAATATATATTTCCTATGTTATAAGTTATTGAATGTGTGATGATTACCAGTGACTTTCACATCTTTCGTCTTCACAGGATTGTCCTCCGCAGAGGGTCGAGGGACTAGTTGTTGCTAGTTGTCGATTAAATTTAATTATAAGTAAAAGGAAAAAA